AACAAGAAAATTATTACGGGATAATGAAAGATTTTTATACTAATGTTCAGAATCTTGGCGGCAAGATTCTCTATCGTGGCATTCAAAACGGAAAAAGAGTCAAAGAGAAAATTGATTACCAGCCAAAACTTTATTTGCCAACCACAAAAAATTCAAACTACAAATCACTTGATGGTTTGTCACTTCTAGAAAAAAGATTTGATTCAATTTACGAAGCAAAAGAGTATATCAAAAAGTTTGAAGGTGTACCTGGCACACCAAAAATTTATGGTAACTCAAGGTTTGAATATGCGTTTATTGCAGATGAACATCCCAACATGATTGAATGGGATAAAGAGAAGATTGATATTGCAATTATCGATATTGAGGTTGGTTCTGAAAATGGATTTCCTGATCCATATCTTGCAAACGAACCCATTACTGCTATCGCATGGAAAACTCTTGGTGGCCACATGTATGTTTATGGTTGTGGTGATTATGTAAATGAAAATCCTGACAAAGTTACTTACCACAAATGCAAAGATGAGTGGTCTTTGTGTAAAGCATTTCTAAGTGCTTGGGCAACTAAAACACCAGATGTTCTTACTGGTTGGAATACAAAGTTCTTTGATGTACCATATTTGGTCAATCGCCTTAGAAAAATTCTTGGTGATGAAGAAACTCGTCTTCTATCTCCTTGGAAATATATTTCTGAAAGAAAAACAGTAATCAACGGCAAAGCCATGACTGCATATAGCTTTGTTGGTGTTGAACAACTTGACTATATTGAATTATACAAATGGTATGCACCTGGCGGTAAATCACAAGAATCATATCGCCTAGACAATATTGCCAATGTTGAGTTGGGTGATCGTAAATTATCTTATGATGATTATGATAACTTGCATGATCTATACAAAAGAAACTACCAGTTGTTTATTGACTATAACATCAAAGATGCGATTCTAATTGAAAGATTGGAAGACAAACTAAAACTCATTGAATTGGGTCTTACTCTTGCATACGACACAAAATGTAATTATGAAGACATTTTTGCACAAACACGCATGTGGGATTCAATGACATATTCCTATCTGTTGAATCAAAACATAGTTGTTCCTCCTAGAGAGGTGCAAGAGAAAGATTCGGCTTTTGAAGGCGCATTCGTTAAAGATCCACAAGTCGGTTCACATCGATATGTGGCTTCTTTTGATTTGAATTCTCTGTATCCACATTTGATGATTCAATACAACATTTCTCCAGAAACACTAATTGAACCAGAAAATTATTCTCAAGACATGAGAAATATTCTTTCTCAAGGAGTTTCTGTTGATAAAATGTTGAAATGTCAAATTGACATGTCAAATCTACAAGATGCAACTATTACACCAAACGGCCAATTCTTTAGAACAGACAAACAAGGTTTTTTGCCGAAGATGATGGAAGAAATGTATGAAGATCGTAAAAAATTCAAGAACATGATGCTTGCCGCAAAGCAAGAAAAAGAAAACGAAAAAGATTCTTCTAAAAAATATGAGATTGAAAAGCGTATTGCAAGATATAACAATCTTCAGTTGGCAAAAAAAGTTTCTTTGAATTCAGCTTATGGTGCATTGGGTTCTCAATATTTCAGATTCTATGATTTGAGAATGGCTCTGGGTGTGACTAGTGCAGGACAATTATCCATCCGATGGATCGAAAAGAAAATAAATGAATACATGAATAAACTGATATCCACAGAAGGCGAAGATTATGTGATTGCTGCCGATACAGATTCGATATATTTGAAATTGGGACCTGTTATTGACAAGTTTTTCAAAGATCAGAGTGACAAAACTAAGATGATATCGATCATGGATAAAATCTGTGAAGATAAAATTCAACCATTTATAGACAAGTCATATCAAGAATTGGCTAACTATGTAAATGCATATGCACAAAAGATGCAAATGAAACGCGAAGCATTGGCTGACAGAGGTGTTTGGACTGCCAAGAAAAGATATATTCTGAATGTGTATAACAACGAAGGCGTTCAATATAAAGAACCTCAGATGAAAATCATGGGTTTGGAAATGATTAAATCTTCCACTCCATCGGCTATCAGAGAAAAAATGATCGATGCGGTAAAGATTATGATGACTGGCAATGAAGAACAAGTTCAAAAATTTATTGCCGATTTCAAAGAAGAATTCAAAAGATTGCCAGCGGAAGAAATATCTTTTCCTCGTGGTATCAATGGATTGGCGACTTATTCTGATGCGGTTACACTATATAAAAAAGGAACACCAATTCATGTGAGAGGTGCAATAACATACAATCACACACTCAAACAAAAGAATCTGACGAAAAAATATCCTCTGATTCAAGAAGGCGAAAAAATAAAATTCACTTATTTGAAAATGCCAAATACCTTAAAAGAGGATGTTATTGCATACCCGTCAAGATTGCCAAAAGAACTTGAGCTTGACGAATATATTGATTATGATGTACAATTTGAAAAAGCATTTTTGGAACCCATTCGCGTCATTTTAAATTGTATGGGTTGGAAAACAGAAAAAACAAATTCACTTGATGATTTTTTTAGTTGAAGGAATAACATGAGTATATTGGAAAAAATCAAAAAGAATAGCAGCATCAAAGACTCTGCTATTCTATCGAAATCTAAATTCTTTACAGAAAAAGATATAATTCAAACCTCCATACCAGCAGTCAACATTGCATTGTCTGGCCGTTTGGATGGAGGACTAACACCAGGTCTTACCATGTGGGCAGGACCTTCAAAACATTTTAAAACGGCTTTCTCTTTATTGATGGCCAAATCTTATTTGGAGAAATACGATGATGCGGCACTTCTTTTCTACGATTCTGAATTCGGTACGCCACAATCTTACTTTGATTCTTTTGGGATTGATACAAATAGGGTTTTACATACTCCTATTACCGACATTGAGCAATTGAAATTCGACATTATGAATCAACTTCAAAATCTTGAACGAAATGATCGTTTGATTATTGTTGTTGATTCAATCGGTAATCTAGCTTCAAAGAAAGAAGTTGAAGATGCACTGGATCAAAAATCAGTTGCCGACATGTCAAGAGCAAAACAAATTAAATCCTTGTTTCGTATGGTCACACCACACTTGGCTATGAAAGACATTCCAATGATTGTTGTCAATCACACATATAAAGAAATTGGAATGTTTCCTAAAGATATTGTTGGTGGTGGTACAGGTTCTTATTATTCGGCCGACAATATCTTTATCATTGGTCGTCAACAAGAAAAAGAAGGCACAGAAATAACCGGTTATAATTTTATTATCAATGTAGAAAAATCTAGATATGTCAAAGAAAAATCTAAAATACCTGTTTCTGTATCTTTTGATGGTGGCATCAGTAAGTGGTCTGGCTTACTTGACCTTGCACTTGAATCAGGACATGTTATTAAGCCATCAAACGGATGGTATTCTAAGGTGGACAAAAGTACTGGTGAAGTAGAGGAAAAGAAATATCGTGAAAAAGATACAAACACTTCCGACTTCTGGTTGCCAGTTTTAAAACAAGCATCATTTCAGAAATTTATTGAAGAAAAATATAGAGTTGCTGCTGGCGATATCATACAGCCAGATTTTGATGAGATAGAGGATTAAGATGATCGAAGGACTAGATTATTGTTTCATTTATCCCAAAGACGATAAAAGTTCCGTACATATAAAATTTTTAGATGGTCCCTATAAAGATACCGTTTTTAAGTATGGTAAAGTCAGTTTTAAGGAAGAAAACGAATTAGTATATTTACAATATGCTTTTGATGTGTTAGAATCTACTGTTAAGAAACCAAAAAAATTGGAAAAAGACACAGACTTTAAAAATTATATTGGTGACTTATTGGTAGAAATAATGTCATCGAACATTGAACAGGATATTATTGATGAAACTGGAACAAACGATTCTGAAAAATCTGATTTACAATGAGGAATACTTACGAAAAGTTTTGCCCTTTCTTAAATCAGAATATTTTTCTGGAACAGAAAGAATAATTTTTGATGAAATATCATCATTCACAAACACTTATAATAACACGCCGTCGATTGAAGCGATTGGATTGGCCGTCAAAGAAAGGCGTAATCTCACAGATGATGAGGTGGAGAAGTGTGAAACTTATTTTCAAGAGATTGAAAAAACTAAAGACGAAAAATCCCAGATTCAATGGATTATTGACAAGACCGAAAAGTTTTGCCAAGAAAAATCTATATACAATGCTGTATTGGCCTCTATCTCCATTCTCGATGGAAAAGACAAGACACATGAGAAAGGTCAGATTCCCAAAATACTATCGGACGCTTTGGCCGTAAGTTTTGATGCATCTGTTGGTCATGATTATTTGGAAAACTCTGATGAACGATATGAATTTTATCACAAACATGAAGAAAGAATTCCTTTTGATCTTGAGTATTTCAATCGAATCACTAAAGGTGGATTACCAAAGAAAACATTGAATATTGCTTTGGCAGGAACTGGCGTTGGTAAATCTTTGTTCATGTGTCATGTTGCTGCTGGCTGTCTCGTACAAGGATATAATGTTTTGTATATCACCATGGAAATGGCTGAAGAAAAGATTGCCGAAAGAATCGATGCAAATTTGTTGAATGTAACTGTTGATGATTTGATGAATTTACCAAAAGATTTGTACGATAGAAAGATATCCAAACTCAGAGAAAAAACAGTTGGTAAATTAATCATCAAAGAATATCCAACGGCAGCAGCATCAACAACCCACTTCAGAACACTTCTAAATGAACTCAATCTTAAAAAATCTTTTTTACCTAGTATCATTTTTATTGATTACCTTAACATTTGTTGTAGTAGTAGGATTAAAACAGGATCTAATGTTAATTCATACACCTATGTCAAGGCCATCGCTGAAGAATTGCGAGGTCTTGCCGTTGAGTACGGAATACCAATTGTTTCTGCGACACAAACAACAAGAAGTGGATATTCTTCTTCCGACCCCGGACTTGAAGACACAAGTGAGTCTTTTGGTTTGCCCGCTACAGCTGACTTGATGTTTGCATTGATTTCTTCCGAAGAACTGGAAGAACTAGGTCAAATCATGGTCAAACAATTGAAAAATCGTTACTCAGACCCAACAATGTATAAGAGATTTACTGTTGGTATTGACAGGTCGAAAATGAGATTGTATGATATCGAACAATCAGCTCAAGATGGATTGGCAGATGCTGGTCATGGTGGTCCAGCAGATAAACCATTGAACACATTTGGCAATAGAGAAGTGAAAAACAAATTTAATGGATTTAAAATATGATATTAAAATTTCTTGATAAAATTGGTCGTAAACGAATCGTAATGGACCGAGAATCAAATGAACCATATTTGGAAAGATATTACCTTTTTTTGAAAGATCGTAAGTGGTTTCCATTCAATGTGTTTCTACACAAATTTTTAAAATCGGATCCAGATGATGTTCATGACCATCCATGGCCATATGCCACACTGATTCTCAAAGGTGGTTATTATGAATGGGTACCACAGTTCAATTCTCTAGGTGAAAAGATAGGTGAAATTCGGCACTGGAGAGGTCCTGGTCATTTCAGAGTTTGTAGTGCTACATCGTATCATAGAATAGAAATTAATCCCAATGTGGACTGTTGGACATTGTTTATGCCAGGTCCACAACAAAGAGAGTGGGGATTTCTTGTTAATAATAAGTGGATACAATGGGAAAAATATATTGAGAAAAGAAAAAATGAAGCTAGAATACAATGATGCTTTAGAATGTGCTAAAGTATTTGAAAATTATTTTGGTAATTTTAATCGCATAGATGATTATATGCGAGACCAGAAACTAGCTTCATTAGCCGATTTACCTGATAATACTTTATTTCCAATAGAAGATGATTTGTTTCAAGATTTTTCGATGCATCCAAAAGACATGGATTTCGAAGTAAGTGAAACGCCGCAATCAAAATGGGAAACATTATTGAACATCACTTCATCACACATTAATGTATCACCTGTCGGCCGACAAATCCGTTTATCGGTTATAGAAAAAAACACCAACAAATATGTTGGATTTATTCGTTTAGGTTCACCCGTCATCAACATGAAACCAAGAAATGAACTTCTTGGACAAGTGTTTACACAAAAACCGGAATGGGCATCCAGATTCAATCATTCTGCAATGATGGGCTTTGTGATTGTACCAACACAACCATTCGGTTATAATTACCTTGGTGGTAAACTTCTGGCAGCAATTTGCACTTCACATGAAGTTCGTGAAATCATCAATAAAAAATATGAAATGAATCTTTGCCTCTTTGAAACTACTAGTTTGTATGGTAGTTCAAAAACTGTTTCTCAATATGATGGAATGAAGCCATATATTCGATATAAAGGTCTAACAGATTCTGATTTTGTTCCGTTAATGCACGGAAAAGCATATGAAGATTTAAGAAACTTTGTCGAACAGAGAGTTGGAGAAATTGTAGAACCGGATGCCTCAAGTAAGAAGTTAAAAACAACCATGAGGATTATTGCGCTCACCAAATCTGCACTCAGAGGAACTTCTGATGGTGATTCATTTCATAAGACAATCGAAAAGGCCAAAAACTTAACGGAACAAAAAAGATATTACATCAGTGACTATGGGTTCAAAAATACGGTAGAATACATCAATTGTAAAACAGATAAGCTGGTTGCTGGTGAAAACTATGAAAAACACCATTTAAATAATTTGATTGAATGGTGGAGAAACAAAGCGATCAACCGTTATGATACTTTGAAATCCGAAGGTCGTTTGCGTAATGACTTGGAGGTGTGGACTTCAGGAAAAGACATTCAAATTATTAGATAAATATTTTAATTTGGGGTTGATATGGCTGCACAACAAGGCTTTCAGTATGAGGAGAATGCTGCTAAAATACTAAAGAAGATGGGTATTGTACCTAAGAACTTTCAACCTGCTGGTGCAAGCCACACACAGCCTGATTTGATGTTAGAACACAAAGGCCAACAATCTGGATGTGAATTGAAAATTACAGCAGCATCTGCCGGATCTTTGGTGTTGAAATACGATTCAAAAAACAAAAGAGAACCTTGGAGATTTGGTGATATTAGTGAAGACGATGCTGAGAAGATATTCATACGCGATTTGGCAAAAGAAGTTGGACTATTTGATATAATTAAAAAGAAGTGGAAAGATGTTCCACTTAAAAGAGAAAAGGATAGTTTATTGGAAGCACAAACAAGAAATCTATCCAAAAAACAGATATATGAAAGAGATAGAGACACTTTCTCGGATATAAAAGGTGAAATACCTGCAACGAAGATTGAAGAATATTACAACAGAAAAAAAACTTATTATGTAAATGTTGGCACACACGGTTTTTATTTGATGGGTCACAAAAACCCTTTAAAATTAAAAAATGTTCCAACTTTCGGTTCTTC